GAAAACTGGTGAGGGCTTAGTTGCTGCTCCTGATGCTGTTCACGAAGTAGAGGGCGGAATGCTCGTAACCACCGAAGGCGGTGTTGTTACTGAGATTGTAGAACCAGCCGAAGAAGTTGAAGAAGTAGCTGCTGAAGAAGCACCTGCTGAGTTCGCTTCATTAGAGGCTTTCAATTCTTTAGTATCTCGCTTTGAAGATGCAGTTGAAAAGCTCAACGCATTAGAGGAGAAACTAAACACTAACGAGAGTGCCTTTAACTCTATGAAGGAGGCATTTGGTAAAACAGTAGACTTGGTTGAGAAGGTTGCTGACCTTCCAAGTGAGGAACCAACTAAAGCTCCTGCTAAGTTGTCAAAGAAAGAGGAGCAATTCGCAAACATTATTAAAATCGCAAAAACACTAAAAAAATAAATAATCATGGCATTTAATGTAACTGGTTTAACCGACTATACCAACGAACAAAGCACCGAGTTGGTAGTAAAATCCCTTTTCGGATCAAAGACTGCTGCTGTATTACAAGCGGCTGGTCAGGTGCAAGTAGGTGTGAAGTCTGCTGAGGCTTTGAACATCTTAACTTCTGACGTATTTTTCCAAGCTGATGGCTGTGGATACAACGCATCAGGAAACACTACTTTCTCTCAGCGTGACATCACAGTAGGAAAGATTAAGGTTGAAGAGACTTTGTGTCCTAAAACTCTTGAGGCAAAATGGATGCAGACTCAAATCGCTCCAGGTTCTCCTGAGGCTGTTCCATTTGAGGAGCAGATTGGTAACGAGAAAGCATCTCGTATCGCTAAGTTGTTAGAAGTTGCTATGTGGCAGGGTGATACTGCTACCACCAACACTAATCCAAACACAAATCGTTTTGACGGATTCAACAAGATCATCGATGCGGCTTCTGCTTCTACAATTGACGGCAACACTACAAGTGCAACTGCAATCACTACTTCAAATGTTGAAGCTTTGATTGATGACATTTACAACGCTTTACCTGCTGACGTAGCTGACGCTGATGACTTGGTAATCTTCGCTGGTATTGACACTTTCAAGAAGTACACAACTGCACTTCGTGACTCTAACCTTTTCCACTACGCAGTAGAAATGGAAGGAATGGAAATCATGATCCCAGGTACTAACGTGAAGTTGATCGGAGTAGGTGGACTAAGCGGAACAAACAGAATGTTTGCTGCTCGTTTGTCAAACTTCTTTGTAGGTACTGACCTTGCAAACGAAGAAGAGGAGTACAGATTCTGGTATTCTCAAGATAACGATGAGGTAAGATTCCGTGCAACCATGAAGTATGGTGTACAGATCGCATTCCCTGATCAATTAGTTCAATTTACTTTAGCTTAAAGGAGGTAACCAATGGCTTGTAATCTAACACAAGGATTTACACTTGACTGCAAGGATGCCGTTGGTGGAATCAAGAGCATTCATTTAATCGACTGGGCTTCTACTGGGTTCACCGTTAGCGGTGGAGAGGTAACAGCTACAACAGTTGCTTCTGGGGATGTTTACACCTATGAGCTTCCGAAGGGCGTGGGTAGCATGACTACCACTACTAATGTTTCACAAGAGAACGGAACAGTATTTAACCAAACAGATATCGTTGCTCGTTTGCGTAAGTTGTCAACAACAAAGCGTAATGAGTTGAAGCTCCTTGCTCAGAATCGTGTATTCTGCATCGTGAAGGACAACAATGATAACTATTGGTTAGCTGGTAACGAGTACGGATGCGACATCACTGCAATGACTTCCGAGTCAGGTACTGCAATGGGTGACGTTCAAGGCTACAATTTCACTTTAAGTGCGATTGAGGCAGAAAGTCCATACTTGGTACAGGCTGCTGTTGCAACGACGTTGGGAATCTAATTTCTTGTTTTCATAGTTTCTAAATGGGGGAGGGCTTCGGCTCTCCTCTTTTTTTTACGCCAAAATGCGGAAAATCTTAATTATATATAGATGCTGACTATTACAAAGGGAGAAACAAAGTTCTGGTACTTAACGCTAACAGAGAAAACCACTATCTCTGACCCTACTTATTTATTCAGCATTACACACCGATTGACCAACACTACAACGAACTTCATTTTGACAGACGTTAGTGCATACACAGAGCGTTACAACAAGTTTTCTGTAACTGAGGGTTCAACCTTTTCAGTAGATAGCGGAGAGTTTTCTTATCGAGTATATGCACAGACATCACCAAGCAACACTGACCCTGACGATGCAGATGAGTTAGTAGAACAAGGAATGTTAAAAGTGAATCCTATTGCAACAGTAAAAACACAATATACACCCACATTAAACGAAAAAATCTATGAGTAGTACATCAAATTCATTCAGTGCAGGATATACAGGCTGCAAAGTTATTTCAAACACATCTGCCAACACAGGAGCGTTTAGAGGCTTCGTTGTTAACGAGGATGCAGTTGTATCGGCTGTACTTGACAAAGACGGTTCAAGCCTTATGACGGCTTTAGGATTAAGTGGAGTCACCTTAAAAAGCGGTGCATTTATTTCCGTTGCAAATGGTGATTACATTAGTTCTATTACCTTAACAAGCGGTTCAATAATAGCATATAATAGATAATGCCTTTTGTTGGTTTAGGAGTCGGTAGACAACGATTTATCGATAGCGGAGGTGGTTTTATTGGTTTACTCGATGAGTATTCGGGTGCTGCTGCCGCTTATTCCTTACGTAAATTATCAAGCACTTATTCGGGAGATGCTATTGAGGTAAGAAGGTCATCAGACAACGCCACACAAGATATAGGCTTTACAAGTGGTGAACTTGACACAACAACGCTTTCAACTTTTTGTAGTGGAACGGATGGTTTTGTCACAACGTGGTACGACCAAAGTGGAAACGGCAATGATGCGACGCAAACAACGGCTGCAAATCAGCCTAAAATATACGATAGTTCAAGTGGGGTGATTACTATTGGAGATTCTTCAAAACCTTCATTAGAATGTTCAACAAGTTCATTAATATTAACAACTGCCATAACGCCAACAAATTTCTGTATTATTCATACAAGCGAGGGGCAAGGGTTTATAGCAAATATAAACTCATATATAAGAATAAGTAATTACTATCGTTACAACATTGGTGGCAATAATTATATCTCAAATGACGGAAATGCTACAAATCAATCTATTTATATAGGTAACCGAAATGGGACAACCTTAAATTTCAGAAGGAACGGAAACGATATGCTGAGCAGTCCTTTTACATCAGTAGCAAGTGCATTAAATATAATTAGTATTTTTAATGTGTCATCTATATATTTTGAAGGGAAAAGTTCAGAATTTATAATCTATGACTCCGACCAATCCTCTAACTTTTCGGGCATCGAATCTAACATTAACGACTTTTACTCAATCTACTAATGCAAGGATATAAATACGACACAGAACAAGAAGCAATCACCGCAAGACAACAAGCGGCAGATTACAAAGGCTACCCAATTAGACCTAATGATACAACCATCTATTGGGTAAACTATTCCTATTCAGAACTTGATGGCTTTTATTACATCCGTCACGTTGAAGGATTAGAAGCGGTATTAGGTGAGCCGAGTGACATCACAATCACACCACACGAAGAAATATGAGATTCCCCGTAACATTTGAGCAATTTACCAAGAACAGCGAGAAGGCTATAACCTACCTTTTGCTTTTTGTGGTTACTGCCCTATACATCCGAGCAGAACGTCAGAGCAACCTTGCAACTGCTCAGTGTGAAAAGCGATTGGTAAAGTGTGAAACAGAACTGCGGAAAATGTCGGCTATGTTAAAAACTCAGGACTCCTTGTGTTCTGCGTTGGTGACTGAAATCAAAATCTACAAAGAATTAGGAAAGATATGAAAGGCTTAGCAATTTTAGGAATACTCGCTGTGATATTGGCATTGTCAACAGACACGCCTACGATTGAGGATGAGGTAGCGGAGCAGATAGAGCAGAGCCAAAAGTTGTACGATAGTGCAACAGTGGAATTGAAGCGGATGCGGAATATTAACGATAGTTTGTTAGAGTTAAGATTTGGTAAATGATAGATAGAGTATTTAAGAATTGGAAAACGACGGCTTTGGGTGTTCTACTCGTGACAGGCTCATTGATACTTGTAGGAATAAATAAAGCAACACTCACAGAGGCAGGGGCGTTCATCGTCGCTGGTGTGGGTTCTATATTTGCAAAAGATAAAAAAGATGGAAAATAACTTCATAAGGATAAACTTTGCTGAGAGCAAAATCCCCATTTTCAAGGAGAACAAAGCAAAAGGCTTCTTGACTTACGGGCAGGATAACGCTTACCCACAGATGTTGATTGATCTATTCAATAGCTCACCAAAGCACGGGGCTATTGTTACTCAGAAAGCAGACTTCATAGCCGGTGATAAAACCGAGATTGTAGCATACAACACAGAGGACATTGCAAAAGCAAACGATGCTCTTGATTCAATTAATGCTTACGAGGACTTTGACAGCCTTAAAAACAAGATTGCTGAAGACCTTGAGTTGTTTGATGGGTTCGCTTTAGAAATCATTTGGAACAAAGCCAAGACTAAGATAGCTGAGATTTATCACTTGCCTTTTCAGAATGTCCGTCACTCATTAGATGGGCATTATTTGTATGCTGAAGATTGGACTGCAAGAAAAGTTGAGCCTGAACATTATTACCCTTGGAATCCCAACACGAGAGAATCTAAGCAGGTCTATTATTTCAAAATGTACAAAGCAGGATGTGGTGAATATCCAACAGCTCCATACCAATCAGCTCTTAAGTACATAGAAATAGACACAGAGATTGCGAACTTCCATCTCAACTCTATTAAATCAGGCTTTTCGGCTCAGACGCTTTTACAATTGTTTAAAGGCATTCCATCACCTGAAGAAGCTCGGCAGACAATTAGAAGATTTAAAGACAACTTTAGCGGCACAGATAACGCTGGAAGCATCATCATTCAGTTCAACGATCCGAACGAAACTCCTTCAGTAGTTAACAACTTAGCACCGTCTGATTTTGACAAGCAGTTTGACATTTTAAACAACACCGTACAAGAGGAGATTTTGATGGCTCACCGAGTTACTTCTCCGATGCTTTTCGGTATTAAGACCGAGGGGCAACTTGGAGGGCGTAACGAGTTGATTGAAGCATTTGAGGCGTTCCAAACTTCCTACATTGAGCCAAGACAGAATCAGATGGATAGAGCCTTGAGAT